GATGGGTTGATCTTCTCCGCGGCAGCCAGGTCTTCGATGGTGGCGTAGGTCCCGTCATAAAGCAGGCGCTGCCACCTGAACCCGCGTGCAATCACCTTGATCATGGTGTTGTCGATCGTTGCCTCCCGGCGTACGACCCCTCGTGATCCATCAGGCATGACGATCACCGTTTTGCCACCACGTGGACGGAAGGTCATTTGGATGTGCGTTGTTTCCGGCATTTGTAGTGAGGGTGTCATGCGGCCTCCTTGTAGGGCTGCTGCATGATCGAGTCACGCAGGAACCTGGGCATTCCTTTGGTCTTCCAAGTGATGCTGATACCGTCTTTGCGCACGGTGATCCTCTCAATCAACGCATGCGCGATGCGCACTTGCTCTGCCGGGAAGAGGTGGTCCCAAACCTGGTCGATCGATTGCAGGTGCTTGATGGCGTCTGTTTCGCTGATGTCCGGACGGGCAATTGAAACTTCATGCACGGCTTGAGACAGGATTTCTGGCGAGCGCAGTGCCCCGCGAAGTTGTTGCACTACCACCCCTTCGATTTCACCCGCTGGTATGCGGCGGACCTCGCAGGCATCCTTGCCGAGCTTGATCGCATCCGTGTTGATGTAGTAGAGGTACCGTTTGGGGCCCTTGCTGGTCCAGCCTGGCGTGAACGCACGCCCCTCAGATGAAAACAGCAGCCCACGAAGCAGCGTTGGGGCTTTTGTGTCGCGAGACTCGGATCCGCCCTTGGCGTGCTTGTCGCCAGCCTTAAGGTTTTCCTGGACCGTGTCCCAGAGTTCTTGCTCGATGATCGGTTCATGCTCGCCGGGGTACTGCTTCCCCTTGTATGCGGCCATGCCGATGTAGACCGTGTTCTTGAATACCTTGTAGACATACCCTTTAGTGATCAACTTCCCGCTGCGCTCGATCCCTTTTGAGGTGGTCCAGGACTTTGATGTGACACCGCGTGCGCGCAGGTCTCTTACAAGGGTTGCCATCGATGGCGTTACGGCAAAACGCCTGAACATTTCCTGGACGAGCTGCGCCTCCGCAGGGTTGGGGATCAACTTTCTTTCTGCGACGTCGTAGCCAAGAGGTGGCATACCGCCCATCCAGATACCGCGCTGGCGTGAGGCGGCGATCTTGTCGCGTACCCGCTCGCCGGCGAGTTCGCGCTCGAATTGGGCGAAGGACAGCAGGATGTTCAGCGTTAGCCGCCCCATCGAGGTCGTCGTGTTGAACGCCTGCGTCACCGACACGAAGGTGACCTTGTGCTCGTCAAAGATTTCGACCAGTTTGGCGAAGTCGGCAAGCGAGCGCGACAGCCGGTCGATCTTGTAGACCACGATGATGTCGACCATGCCATTGCGGACATCATCCAGCAGCCTCTGAAGTCCAGGTCGCTGCATATTGCCGCCGGAAAAGCCACCGTCGTCGTAGCGTTCGCGGGCCATCATCCAGCCTTCGGACTTTTGGCTGGCAATGAAGTTTTCGCAGGCGTCTCGCTGGGCGTCCAGCGAGTTGAAGTTTTGATCAAGCCCTTCTTCGGTGGACTTGCGCGTGTAGATGGCGCAGATCAGGCGACGCTCAGCCGTCATGCTGCGCTCCTTGCCGAGCCGAGGCCGAAGAAGGCCCAGCCGTTGCGGTTGGTGCCGGTGATGGCGCGGGCAATGCTGGACAGCGACTTGTATGGCCGGCCGTTGTAGGCGAAGTGGTCAACGCAGACCAACACCTCACAGGAGGTGCCTTGCCATTCCCGGATCAGGCGAGTGCCGGCGATTGGTCGGTTATCCAGGCGGCGGCGCCGGACATCTTGTTTTCCGCCATCGAGTTGCTCACCGAGTTGTGCAAGACGCTTGGCGGTTTCGCGCTTGAGGCCGCCGTAGGCCAATTCCTGAATCCGGTAAGCCAGGCGGGTTTCAAGGAAGCGCCTGTTGAATGGGGGCGGCTCCTGGTTGAAGAGGTCCCGCCACATTTGCTTGAGCTCGGCGGTGGTGATGGTCTTGAGGGCGGCCACGCGGGCCACAACGGTTTCGGTCACTGGGGTTCTCCTTGGTGGTCAGGACACCCCGTACTAACGCTCTGTTCGGTCAGGTTATCAAGTCGATCCTGGCGGTCATGCATCCGGATGACGGCTAGGGCAAGGATGGCGCCCACGACGGCTGCTGAGGACCGTTCTGGGGGCTTCTTGGAGGCGGGGCGTGGAGATTGGGCTGGCATGAAGGTTCATACCGGCCGGGCCTGGGAGTTTTCTCACTTGCCTGTACTCGGCCGCCACCCACCTGACAGCGCCTCCGTAACGCCCGTAAAACTGGATCTGGAGCTCATCGTGACGGCTCCCGGGGTCGGCACGCGATAACGATGATTACATTGAAACTTGATTACTGAACACAGTGAACACAGCAAAAAATCTATAAGTCCTTGATTTATATGTAAAAACGTATTTTTGGTGACGTAATCCGAAACATCTCGTATGCATCAGGTGTCTGTCAAATGAACCTACTCAAGTATTGAGTTTGCAATAACAGACGCCCACTGGGGTCAGATTGAGATGCTTTTTTCATTGTGAGTTGGCTCATCTGTCACTTAGAATTTCCCCCATCGCACAAGCACTTTTACGGGAACCCCCAATGAACATTTCCACCGCAGCAGCCGCCAAAAAAATCTCCAAGGCGCAGGAGAAAGCCAAGGCCCTGCGCGACAGCGTTTGGCCCGACCTCGACGAGCAGATGCTCTGGAACCGCAAGGCTGTAAGCGGTTTCACCACGATCCCGCGAACCATGCCGCTGGTGATGAACATCATCGATGCGCTCACCAAGAACAAGCCCGCTGGCAGTACCTACTTCGTCATGTGGTGTCGGACCTTTGATCACTCGCTTCTGGTCATCGATAACCCGATGACGCTGGCTGTGGAGGCTGGCTTTTCTGGTGAGCGGGCGCTGAGCACCTGGAAAGACCGGATGCGCTCTTTGGTCGATCTCGGCTTCATCGATGCCAAAGAGGGTTCAGCGGGGCCTTTCCATTACGTACTGCTGCTCAACCCCCACAAGGTGGTCTGGCAACTCAAGGGCCGTATCCAGGAAGGCACTTTCCGTCAGTTGCAGACCCGTGCCATCGAAATCGGGGCTAAGGACATGGAGCCAGCCAAAGCACCTGTCGCTGGTACTGCGGAGTCCCCAGACGCCTGAACTGACTGACCTGCCCACAGTACCGTGTTGCAGCAAAGAACCAAAAACGCAAAAGGAACGCTGGCAACGGCATGCAAATGAAAAGAGAACCGTATGAGCAAGAAACCATGGGAAAACGACAGCTGTGAGGCAGTCCAGGCCTATTTCACCGTTTATCGCGTCCCGGTGGCGGCAGCGCTTTGGTGTGGAATTCCACCTGACGAGATCGAGGAAGCCCTGAGCATCAGTACCGAGAGTTCCAGGGGCGTTTTCAAGCATCCGTACATCAAGTGCCTTGAGCCACGATGCCGGGCAATTCATGACGCAATCGAAAAGGGTTTGCTGCCCTGCAGCCGTGAAAACGGCAAGGTCGTTCAAGAGCATGTAGCCAATGAGCGCAGGCACGTTTCGCGACAACACCTGAAAGACTGGATTGCAGCGCAGTTTCCATCAGACAAGCCAGCATTCCTGTTTGACGAAATCGAGCGCAACACTCACTCCGCGATCAACGCAGACGCCTACCGCTCGCTGCAAGCGGATCGTGATGCTCTGCGGGCTCGTCTTGAAAAGGCGGCTGATGAATACCGGAAGCTCAGGTCTGAGCGTGACGGTCTTGTTGCTGAACGCGATGCCCTCGTTGCTGAGCGCGATCGGCTGAGTGCTGGGCGCGAGGTGTTGGCGGCGCAAATCAAGACCCCACAAGACCCCGGGCCCAGGGCACAAACCACTTACCTGAACATCATTGGCGCAATGGTGACGGTGATCCTTGGCAAGACCCCAGCGGGGAAGCCCAACTCTGTTTTCAACAGTCAGTCCGCTGTGATCGACCACATCCTCGCCGATTACGACGGCAAGCCCGGGATTTCACGTCGAGGCTTGGAAGAGAAGTTTGCCGAGGGAAAAAAGAGCCTCAATCAATAAGAAACGATCACTGGTCCACCGCAACTGCGGTAGCCCAAAACGCAATTGCGGTGCTTTCATGAAGTAACCCCGGTCCAATGGCTTCATGTACACGAACACGAAAAAGGAAAAACATGATGCCAACGGAAATCAAACCTGGAGTTACCCCCAAGAACCCCAACTCAAACGCGGTAACTGGAACCCGAAAAAAGGGCATCCATTCGGCTGCCAATGACCCCTTCTACGAGGCTGCGGTCAATGCCGCCAAAACCCGTGCATACAGGGCAGCGCTGACTGCGGGGCTGGCCCCAGCCGAGCGTGAGGATCTTTGTCAGGAAATCCTGTGCGACATCTACAGGCGCAAAGGGCAGTTTGACCCCAGCCGTGGCGCACCAGGTACCTTCACGGGGACGGTCTCAGCGCACTGCACTACTGATTTTTTGAACGCCAGAAAGGCTGACCGGCAGAGGCTGGTGTTTTCTGAGCCGGAATATGTCGACACCCTGGAGGTCGTCGCCATTGACCGTGCAATTCACGACTTCGCACCCACCCAGAACGCCGCCAATGACGAGAACGGTGGGTCGTCAAATTCCATGCTCCCTGACGAGATTACGTGGTTCTGGGGCGAGAACATGGACTTGCTTCCTGACGCTGAGACCCGGCATGACGTGATGGCAGCTCTTGCCTACATGAGCGGTGATCAGCGCTGCTTGATGGATCTGCTCGCCAATCATCGCGATCTGGCTGCAGCCGCCAAGGCGTCTGGCGTTCCGAGCGCCACCTTCTACCGCCGTGTAGCCGACTTGCAGATGCACCTGCGCATGTTCGGCATACGGCCGGCCGCCTGACCGATCGCGGGGTGGCTGAGAAAACCAGCCCCCTCGCCCGGTAAGAACCTTCACGAAGTAAACAAACGCCGCGCCCCTCTGGGCGGTGGTGGTAGGCCAACTCACGCCTGGAGATTTGATGTTGAACGCAAAACCTATTTTCGAAGCCACCCGCAGCCACCTCGGGCTGGGGGTTAACGCTGGCGCAATTACCCCACCCGTGTACGTGCCCGCAGAGAAACTTACCGAGGCCGCTGCCTGTGACTGGATTGCCAACGCACTGGTTGGTCAGTCGATTCAGTACCACGAGGGCTTCCTGATGATGGACCGGTCCGACTCTGGCAGTGGACTCTCCGCAAAAGAACGAAGCCGCCTGCATTCCGTAGCCCGCCGCATGTGGATCGCCTGCGAACTGGGGCTGGTCCACCTGTTCAGCCTGAAGGTGGCCGACTGCCATTACCGATACCTCGCAGTGCGGTCGGCCAATACGTTAACGCCCCCCGAAATCCGCACCCGCCTTCGCCAGGTTGGTACGCCTTCCCCCGTGCCCGCCACCGGCACCCACTAAGAAAGAGAGTTCCCATGATCCCTGAACCCGATGCCCTCGACGAGGTGGGCAACTTCGTGATGGCAGAGCTTGAAAGCCTGCCACTGGCAGACCTCGACCGCCTGATTCAGCGCGTGTCTGATGCTGAGGACACCGCCCGCCATTACAAGCAATTCCTCCAAGGTGTGCTGCACCGCCGCTTCGGTGAGCGGGCGCATCAGTTGCGCCAGGATGCTGGCAAGAACACCGGCACGGTTCGCTTTGATGTGGATGGCCACACCGTGATTGCCGACCTTCCCAAGAAGGTGGAGTACGACCAGCGCAAGCTCAAAGAAGCCGTCGAGGCCCTGCGCAAGTGGGGGGAGAACCCCGAGGACTACGTAAGCCTGGAGGTCAAGGTCGCTGAGACCAAGTACACGGCCTGGCCGCCAGCCGTGCGCCAACTTTTCGAACCCGCACGCACGCTCAAGCCCGGAAAGCCCACATACAAGCTCGAGCGCATAGTGGACGGTGCTGTGCCTGAGGCAGCGAATGACAGCAAATTTGGGGAGGCAATCTGATGGCCATCTCCCTTGCACAACTCAACCGGGCTGGAACACCCAAGCCCCCCCGGGTGCTGATCCACGGCGTTGCTGGCGTCGGTAAAACCACCTTCGCAGGTCAGGCCAATAAACCCGTATTCATCCAGACGGAAGATGGTCTGGGCACGCTGTCGGCTGCGAACTTCCCGCTGTCACGGACCTTCGATGAGGTGATGGAGGCGCTTGCAGCGCTCTACACCGAGCAACACGACTTTTCCACGGTCGTGGTCGACAGCGTTGACTGGTTGGAACCGCTGGTCTGGGCTAAAGCTTGCCGTGACAACGGATGGAATTCGATCGAGGACGCCGGGTACGGCAAAGGCTACGTTGCTGCCCTGAACCTCTGGCGCCAATACATCGATGGTCTCAATGCGCTTCGCGACGACCGCGGCATGACCGTGGTGCAGATCGCCCACACCGACATCAAGCGCTTCGATTCGCCTGAGCACGACCCCTACGACAGGTACGTGATCAAGCTCCATGCCCGCGCAGCGGCACTGCTGCAAGAGCACTCGGACGTTGTGCTGTTTGCCAACTACCGCATCTCCACCGTCAAGGCGGACGTCGGCTTCAACAAAAAGGTCAGCCGTGCCGTGGGTTCGGGCGAGCGTGTGATTCACACGGTCGAACGCCCCGCATTCCTGGCCAAGAACCGTTACGACCTGCCCGACACGCTTCCCCTTGAATGGTCTGCCTTTGCGCAGGCCATGCCTGAAACCCTGCATACGACCCTGATCCCTTCCACCACCACCCGCACCTGAAAAAGGAGTAATCACCATGGCTTCATTCGGACAAACCTTCGACGCATCCTCTGTCGAGCCCAGCAGCAACTACGACGTCCTGCCTCCGGGCAAGTACCTTGGCCAAATCGTCGCAAGCGAAATGCGTGCGACCAAGGATGGCACCGGCCAGTACCTCTACCTGGAGGTCGACATCCTTGAGGGCCAGTACGCCGGACGCAAACTCTTCGACCGGCTCAACTTGGTCAACGCCAACCCGGACACGGTAGAGATCGCCAAGCGCACCCTGTCCTCGATCTGTCGCGCCGTCGGCAAGCTGCAGGTCAGTAACTCCGAGCAGTTGCACTTGGTCCCAATGACCCTGGATGTGAGGGTGCGTCCCCCGAAGGGCATGTACGGCGAGTCCAACTCCATTCGCTATCTGCCGCGAGGCGGTGCCAGCGCAACAGCAGCGCCGCCCGCACCGTCGTTCACGCCGCCCTCGGCACCTGCTGCCGCACGTCCCATCACGGCTGCGCCGACCGCTACTCCCGCGGCCAACGGCCTGCCCTGGAAGCGTCAGGCCTGAGGAGGACCCGAGCATGCATGAGCACGCTCTAGCGGCCACGCCGATCCGACTGCCCAGCACATTGCAGGGCTGCCGTGAGCGTCTGGCCGCGCTTCAAGATGAGATCGCCTCCATCCGGATCCAGATCGCCACGACCGATATCCGTCGCCAGACGGAGAAGAAGTCACTCGATGCCACGTGGTTCCACCGGGCCAAAACTGCGCTTCGTGTGAAGCAGCAGGAACTGGCGCAGTTGACGGCACACATGGCCAAGCTTCATGTCGCCCAACCCCACGGGCACCGAGAGCGGTTCAAGGACGCGCTGATCGAGGTGCTGCGTGCCGATTGCGATGACGAACGCTGGCAGGCAGTGGTCACCCGTGCCCGAGAGCTTCAAGCTAAACAGGGGGTGCAGCATGGCTGAGTTGCCAAGCATCACCAGCCCGACAAGGGACGCGATCTTCGCGGCCTACGAGGCCGACGCTGGGGACGGATTTCGAGCCCACCTTGGCGCATCGCTGATCGGCAAAGACTGTGAGCGAGCGCTCTGGTTTGATTTCCGCTGGGTCACCCGGGCTCAGCACCC